AACTCTTTAAAAAACTTGTGTCTCAACTAGGTTGGGAAATATATGTGGAGGAATCCATATTTCTCACACATGAAGAATTATGCAAATGTTTTGAAATTGCTTCAAAACAAACTGTATTATTTGATTACTATTTTGGTAGACATGTGTAAAACATAGTCCGTTTATTTATTTAGGGCTATTCAAATATTCGTAGTATCGTCCTCTACGAATACTAGACTAACAAATATTAAACTCACAAGTGTAGCACTTGTGTCCACAAGGAACCGGGAAGTATGTTTAGCCCATTGGTGAGGACTTCCTGACTGAGACTTATGACTGTAAGTTTGCTTAGGCGGTAAAGTTGTGGGACAGTTGGACTTTTAAAACTATGTTTCTTTCAAACTATAAAAAACAGACTGAAGGGCTTTACTCTTCACAAATTAAAAAAGTTTTACTACATTTCTTTGAAAAAATTAGACAAATTGAAAACTCTTACGAAGAAGGCGATATCACGCCTTTCAAAGCTCACTGTGAGTGTGATAGAGTTTTTACAGAGACATCTGAAGACCTTGCAAGTTTTTGCTGCGATACTTGGGATCATAAATGGTATGAGGGTTATCTTGATGATCTAATACCACAATCAGGTGAAGGGATCTCTATGGACCCTACACCCGATGCATCCGAGTCACAAGAACAGAATGTCGGGTTTACTGATCTAGATAATAATGTCATTGCTGACATACCTCACCCTATGGCATACACAAAAGTGGATACTTCACTTAATGTTGATCTAGGGGATTATCTCAAGAGACCCGTTCAGATATACTCGAAAACTTGGACATTAGGCAATACTATAGATGTTAATAGTTTTAAACCATGGCATCTATTCTTTAACAAAGCCTCAATAAAGAGAAAGCTAGATAACTACTATATGTTACGATGTAATTTGCACGTTAAATTTGTAGTTAATGCTTCACCTTTTTATTATGGATGTTGCTTATGTTCATATCAACCTCTTACGAGTTTCAATCCTGTACCTGTAGTGTTGTCTGCTGCTAATAAGTTGGAAAACGTTAGCTTATCGCAGAGACCGCACATCTACTTGTATCCTCAGAATAGTCAAGGTGGTGAATTCACTTTACCTTTCTTATATCATAAGAATTGGTTAAATGCTACCAGCTCTACTGATTTAGAAAATATGGGTACAATACTATTGAACAGTTTTGGAACTTTGAAGAATGCGAATGGTTTAACCACCGATTCAATTAATATCAAAGTCTATGCTTGGGCTGAAGATATTGAGGTTGCTGGTCCAACGATTGAGTTGGCAGTGCAATCTGGATCTGGCAAATCTGTGCGTAAGCATAAAGCGAAGGATGATGAATACGGTAAAGGTATTATCTCTAAACCCGCTTCAGCTATAGCACGTGCTGCTGGTGCCTTATCAGAAATACCTATTATTGGACCGTTTGCAACAGCTACAAGTTATGCTGCAGGCGCGGTTGCTGACATTGCATCATTATTTGGTTACACCAATGTACCAGTAATAGATGATGTTCAACCCTTCTACAGTAAGCCTTTTCCTAATTTAGCCTCAACAGACATTGGAACTCCAGTTGAAAAGTTGACGTTGGATTCAAAGAATGAACTATCTATTGACCCAAAGATTACAGGTGTCGATGTTGAAGATGAACTCACCATTAGATCATTTGTTTCTAGAGAAGCATTTATACATGAATCTACATGGGATTCGACTGATGCACAAAATGTTGGTTTATTTTATGCTCGAGTCGGACCAAATTTGATGCGTACTGAATCTGTAACAGCTGCAACAATATTTTGGGGTACCCCCATGTCCCATGTTGCATCCAATTTCTCTTATTGGCGTGGTGATATAATTTTTAGATTTAAATTTATATGCACTAAGTATCACAGAGGTAGAGTTATGATCAATTGGGATCCAATTGGTGATATTGGTACTTCAGGTGAATATACTACTGAGATTTACTCTAAAATCATAGATATTACTGAGGAGACTGATATAGAGTTTGTGGTTCCTTACACACAGACTAGTTCATATCTTAATATTAACAGTGCTGTTGGAGAAATTTCTGCTACTACATCAACTAGTACATCCGGTGTCGGTACGAATTATAACGGTATTATAACAGTTAGGGTGCTTAATGAGCAAACTTCACCTGTTACCAATGCACCTATAACAATATTGACATTTGTAAGAGGATCTCATAATCTAGAATTTGCTGGTCCTAAAGATGTTAATACTCTTATAAATCCATTTGCTCCCCAAAGTGGGGAAGGTATGGATGTTGATATTACTCGTTGTAATATTGGTGTTGCTGAATCCGAGGCCGATCCAAATATCAATTTGGTTTACATGGGAGAACATTGTGTCTCTCTAAGACAATTGATGAGAAGATCTGTCAGATATTTGAGAGTTGCTTATCCACTCACAGGTGCTGCTAATACAAATTATCGTCTTAGAACCACTTTACCAAGATCACCTATTTATCCTGGATTTGATTCCAATGGTATACAAGGAGCTACTGCTCCTATACTTGGAACTTCCAAAAGATTTAACTGGGTGAATTGGCATCCCACAACATTTTTCTC